ATCAATAATTAGTCAATTTGTGAACGAAGTATACCCTCTGTTACAAGTTCCTTGAATGTTAGTTGAATATCGGTACTTGATGGGTTTACCTTTTCAAGGAATAGTTTACCTTTTTGTTTATAATGCTCCAACGTCTTGTTGTGATTCTCAAATGCTGTGTAAATAGCATTCGCACAATCTGTAAGAGAGTTTTCACTATATTTATAACCACAATCATCAAGAAGGGATGAATTGTGAACTAAAGGCCAGCCATAATTCAAAGCTTCATAATATGTATAATTCAATTCATTTAATATAGTATGGCTTACAAGAATAGGCATTGTTTTTTGTTTATTAAAAAAAGAAAAGATTTCAGCAGTGCGTAAACGAGCAAATTTCTTAAGTTTGTCCTTAATTTCCAAATTTTTAAACATATGATTTGCCTGGTCGTGTGTAGGACAATTGAAGATATATACACTACTAATTAAATCTGGATACATTTTATGAAGTTTTTCACAGGCTACAATCGGGATCCAAGCAGATTTGTAAAAGTTTAGATTTGGTTCTAATATTAAGATATCAATCTTTTTTGAGACATGATTTGACAAATTATATATTAGTGATTCATCGTGCTTTATAAAAGGTTTGCTTGTTTCTTCAATCAGTGTTGGAGACCAAAGATGGGGGACAATTCGTGCTGGTTTTCCGCGCATTAACGACACATACTCAACTGCGAAATGATAACAGGGTATAATCCAAAGATCATCAACAGGACAATCTTTTCCAATAAAACTTGTTCGTCCTGGAGCATAGACTCCATGTGCAAAATCGTCAAGATCCATCATTAAATTATTTCCACAAACAAGTGCAGAAATAAATATTTTTTTGGATTTCAAATATGTATATAACTCATTTGTTAAATTACTATTTACATGAATAATTGTACTATATTCTGAAGGATCAAAAATAGCCATATCTGTTGACAAATGCTTCACACTTGTATCAAAGCATTCAAATTGCTTTGGATTTTCTTTTAAAGATAGAAGTTGACATACAAATCCTGCTTTTTGAAGACAGACTAATAAGAAATAAGCATTTTGAAGAATTCCGTTTGAAAAGAGCCCGATTTCTGAATTTACAAGAATTCCTATTTTTTTATCCATTTATATACAATATAAATAAATATTATAGATTGCCTTTACGCACTCATATAGTTAGATAGATTTCGAAATTCCGTCCTTGATAAGTTGATCCCATATTTTTCCAACTTCGGGATTCAATGGATTGATTGTTTCCAAATATGTTTTAGCTTTCGTTGTCATCGTTTCTACCTGTTTATTATGAATTGAATGTACGTATTTAATTTGTTCCGCACATTCGGATATGCTGACATCGGAATAGTAGTATCCATGCTCTTTTATCATCGCTGAATTGTGTACAAGTGGCCATCCATAATACATGGCTTCATAATACAAGTAATTGAGTTCATTATAAAGTTGGTGACTTACTATAACTGGAAATCCGTTTTTGTTGAAATGTCGCAGAATTTCGGGGATTGGAAGTCGTGCAAACTTTTTAATTTTGGGTGTAATTGTGAATTCAGACAGCATTGTGGTTGTGTTAGAATATTCAGGACAATTAAATAAATATACATTTTCAATAAGATCTGGGTTTTCCTGGTTTAGTTTTTCGGCAGCTAACAAAGGTAGCCAAGCAGTTTTAATCATAAATTGATTTGATTCAAGAATTAAGATATTTATTTTTTTGGAATTATGATTTTTAATATTCCATTGAATACAAGATTCATCATCTCCATATTTTTGTTTAATGTTCTCACGAATAATGACTGGCGACCATAGATGAGGAACAATAAATGATGGTGCGCGACGAACAAGTTTTAAATAATCAAGTGAGTGTTTAAAAGATGAGATAACCCACATTTCATCACATGGAGCACTTGTACCAATAAAGTTCAAATGTCCTGCTATACGAGGACCTCTAACAAAATCTTCCATATCTGTAAAATATGTATTGCCACATACAAATGAAATAATTCCAATTTTAAATGTTTTTAAATAATCATACATTTGCTTTGGAACGCCTTTTGTAATAGTTATAATCGTATGATATTCGGACGGATCAAAAATATCTTTTTCCATTGAAATGCGCTTAATTGGCAACGAATGATAATCAAAAGGTTTCGGATCCTTATCGTGACACAAAAATTCGCATTTCATACCCAGCATTTCAAAACATTGATATAGAAAATATGCATTTTGAATAATTCCTGATCCAAAAATACTTGATCCCGAATGAATCAAAAGACCAAGTTTCTTTGTCTTTTGAATATTAAGAATCTTATCCATTTTCTAGTTATATATATTTTAAAATATACATTAAACCGCGCTACACCGAACAATACCTTCATTAAATAATTGTTTCCACACATTTACAACTTCTGGATTGAGCGGATGAATGTTTTCTAGATATTTTTTGCCATTTTCTGTATAGGTTTCAGCATGTTTATGATGATTTATTTGAGCATGAAGAATTGCATTAACACAACCGGTTAAGCTATCTTCTTTATACATATATCCATTGTCTTCAAGATCGGGTGAATTATGGACAAGAGGCCATCCATAATACAAAGCTTCATAATACACATAATTCAATGTATTATGGACTTGATGACTTACAATAATAGGCATTGATGCTTGTTTATTGAAATGTGTTAGAATTTCAGGAATTGCTTGACGATTAAACTTCTTTATTTTATTATGAATCCGTAGTGATTTAATCATAGTATGTGCATGACCATTGTTGGGAAAATTAAATACATAGATATTTTCAATAAGATCGGGATTCATTGACTCAATCTTTTCAGCAGCCATAATGGGCAGCCATGCATTTTTGAATAATGCGATGTTGGGCTCAAGAACCAGAAGATTGAGTTTTTTGGATGTATGTGTCGGAAAGTTATAAATCAACTCCATTTCAGATTTCCCATATTTTTTCACAACTGATTCAGCCAGAATATGAGAAGACCACAAATGCGGAACAACAAAAGCCGGTTTATCCCGAATCAGTGAAATATAGTCCAAACAATATTTATAACTAGGAATCGTCCAGATTTCATCAGTTGGAATATCGCGTGTTACAAATGATGAAGACTTAGGGTCATAAGGTCCTCGTACAAAGTCCTCCATATGATGCATAAACGTGTTCCCACAAAGAAATGATGCGACAAATACCTTATGTTTTTTCAAATAATCGTATTGATCTTGTCTAAGACCCACTGAAATTGTAAGAATGGCTTTGTACCCGGATATATCAAACACAGCTGGATCAGTTGAAATTTGTTTTAAGGGAAGGTCCGTTCCGTAAAAGGTAGATGGATTTTCGTCTTGACAAAGAAATTGTGGACTAAATCCTGCTTTTTCAAGGCATTGATAGATGAAAAAGGCATTTTGGAAAATACCATTTGAGTAAATATGTACTCGGTCGTGAATAAGCAAACCAATTTTTGACATTTAGTATAGAAATATATATTTGAAAAACTAATTAAACGCTTCTCACGCGCGGTTGATTAGGGTGAATTTATTTAGTATTAGTAGCAGAATGAAACGACTTATTTTTTGTGCAGATAATCGATCGCCTTATGACGGAAGTGAAGGCTATTGGAAATATATGATCGATGTTACAGAAAAATATGCTAAGAAATGGAATATTGAATTTAAATTTGTTAAGTATGATTATAAACTAGAGCGTCATCCAGCGTGGGAACGAATTAATATTTTAAAAACACTTGTAGACGATTATGATGAAATATTCTGGTTTGATTCGGATGCGTCAATAATTAATCACAATATTGATATTTTTGATTATATAAAAAATGCGCCTGAGTTTAAAAAATGGGAAAGGATTGAAAATACTATTCCAATAGTATACGGAGTTGTTGATAAACCTTGGACAGATCTTATATGTTCTGGTATTTTTATGATGGATTGTAGTGATAAATTACGAGCAAAAACATTTTTAAATAGCTGGTGGAATGATTGTGATAATGATTTATTTTTTTTTGAACATCCATGGGATCAATATGTATGGAATTTTATTTGGGAAAAAAATCCTGAAAAAAGATCTTGGATTCGATCAGCAGATATTTGGACATCGCGTGAAGTAGAAGAAAATCAAGTATTTTTACATTTGACACACTCAAACATGAATAAAAGATATAATGAATCAAGATTTTATAATAAATTAATGGTACATGGCAATGAATGTAAGAAAAGAATTGGAATATTTGTTAATAAAAAAGAGGATAATAGGAAAGCCATATATTTGCGTATTTTATTAGAAGCACAAGGACATAGAGTTAATTTTTTATCATCAACCCATTTATTAAATGATACACATTTGATATCAGACAAGTGTCCTTATTTTATTAAAGAGTATAGTGAGATTAATATTAGTGACTATTGCTGTTTTATTTGTGTAACATATTTTCCAGAAAAAGTTTTTTTTGATAAAATAAAATACACCTATAAAATATGTATTTATTATGATCATACTTTGCCATCTAATTTTGAAGACTTTAATGAAATATGGTTTGAGGAAGATAATCCGCATGCATTAATATTAGAAACGATGAACATACCAATTGTAAAACTACCAAAATTATATGACCCATGTATGAATACAATTGTTTCTGAAGTAAAGGAGACTGATTTAGAAATTGTTATACTCGGTTCAAATGAAAATATTGATTTCGATTTAAGAGCATTTAAATTATCCTTGGAATTACAAAATAAATTAAAAGCAAATAAAATATATTTTATAAATACACCTGGAAATATATTAATTAGAAATCATCCATTTGTAAAAGAAAAAAAATTAAAATTATTTACTAAACTACCAATAGACGATGTATTAAATTTCTTTAAAAATAAGAATGTAATATTTGTGTCGTTTTCATCAATTCTTTCATGTGAACATATGGAAATTGTTAAATCTGGATTTAAACTTCTTCATAATTATTATGAAACTTTTAGCAATTTAGATTCATTAGCGTTTATAACAAAGAACCAGATACATTTCGATGATTTTGATCCTTATAAGAAGCAGTTTCATTTTAATTGCCAACTTGAAACATTAAAACCACTTTTATTAACATACAATAATAAATCGGAAGAATCAACAACATTTTTTATTGAAACTCTTAAAACAAATAAATGGGATTATAAACTTATTGGAGAAGATGATACATGGGACGGAAATCTTGATACAAAGTTTAAAGGATATTTAAAATACCTTAAAACGCTTCCAGAAAGCAAATATGTTATTTTATCCGATTCGCATGTATTATGCGTTCGTAAACCCAAAGCATTCCAAAAAGGGTTTGAATCATTCAAGAAAGACATAGTTGTAAGTATGGAACTTTTTTGTGAAGGAAAACTCACATTGTCTTCAGATAATAAGTTTGAAATACTTAATAAATATTGGACATACAATAAACAAATACCACCGAATAGAAAATATGTTAATGGGGGATTAATCGCTGGAAAAGTAAGTGCTTTAGTTGAAATGATAACATGGATTCTTTCAAGAAATATTGTTGATAATAATTTCGGAATTGTAAATTATATGGTAGAATATCCAGATAAGATTGCGGCAGATTATGATGCGCTTCTGCTTCACACTACAAACTTTGCCATTAGCTCAGGAATGAAAGATATTCAAATTCAATCACGGGATTCGCCTACATTTGCTGAATTAATGGGACGATCCTCTTTTTTTCTTCATATTCCGGACAATGAGAAAGGACAAGGAATACTTTACAAACTTGTGGCAACCATTATTAAAACAGGTGTAAATTCGTCAGTATTAACAATACCTTATGGGTGGGAAGAACCAGACTGGAATGAAAAATTTTAATGCGTTATAAATATACTTTTTTAAAATAGAATCAATTAAAATGCGTAAACTGATTCTATGCGCAGATAATCGATCCCCTTCCGATGAAGGATATTGGAAATATATGATGAATCTAAGCGAAGAATATGCAAAAAAATGGAAATACGAATTTAAGTTTGTTAAATACGATTATACGTTAGAAAGACATCCTTCATGGGAGCGCATTAATGTACTCAAAGGTCTTGTTGACGACTATGATGAAATTCTTTGGATAGATACGGATGCATCCATTATCAATCATAATGTTGATGTATTTCAATATTTGAAAACTGCTCCAGAATCGTCAACATGGCCAAGGAAAGAAGGCACAAGCCCTGTTTTTTATGCAGTATCCGATAAGCCTCATGGAAAATACGGATGCGCGGGTATATTTATGATAGATTGTTCAAATAAAATTCTTGTGAAAGATGTACTCAATTCGTGGTGGAATGATATTCCGGATGAAAAATACATCCAGACACACCCTTGGGAACAAACTGTTTGGAATAAAGTATGGTCTGAAAACCCGGAAAAACGATCGTGGATTCGTGTAGCCGATATTTGGTCAACGCGCGAGGAGGAAAAAGATCAAGTGTTTATTCATTTAATTCATTCGCATAAAAAGAAACGTTATAATGAAGCACGACGTTATTATGCACGCCTTCATTCGGATCAATCCTGTAAACAAAAAATAGGAATTTTTATTGACAAGAAGAAGGAAAATCGGCAAGCTGCCTACTTGCGACTTCTTTTAGAAGCACAGGGTCATAACGTATTTTTTCTTACATCAAATCTTCCGTTAAAAGATTGTATTTTAGGAGATGATTACCCGTATTTTATTTACAACACTGATGAAATAAATATCGACGAATATTGTCAATTTATTTGTGTTTCGCATATTCCTGAAAGTAAATTCTTAAATTCTATTAAAGAAAAAGGAAAGAAACTTGTTTTATATTTTACAAATTATATTGATACTGCGATTCATACATTTGACGAAATTTGGTATGACGATCATGATACTATCATGCAACTTAGTAAATATACTATCCCAAAAAGAAATATTCCTCTTATTTACGATCCATTTATGAATAATGTAATTGCAACACCTCAAAATACTGCATATGATCTGGTTATATTAGGGCGCTTTTCAAGCATAGATGAAAAATCATTTGAAGTTGCGCTGAATATTCAAAAACATAATTTAATTGTAAATAAACTCAATTTTTTTAATGTTCCAAATATAGCAACGATTCGTAATCATAGTTCTGTTTCCGATAAAACAACTATTCTATACAAAGATATTTTGCTAGATGATATTTTGAATTTCTTTAAAAACAAAAATGTTGTGTTTATTTCTATGTATACAAATCCAAATTATGAAACATTTGAGATTGCTCGATCTGGATTTAAGTTAATTCATAATAGTAAAATATTACAGAATCAATATGGATGTTTTATTGATGATTTTCATAATTTTTCAATAACGTCTGCTTCTTTTTATGTTAAAAAAGATTTTTTAATAGAGATCGATCCTTATAAAATTAAGTTTCCTATACATGATTATATAACTAAACAACTACCAATCCTTTCTATTCATGAACTTGAATCATCGCCCTTTCCTTTGATAATTTCATATGACAATGCGCCAACAGAAGCAACCAAACTTTTTGTTGAAACGCTCAAAACAAACAAATGGGATTATAAGATGATTGGAGAAGGTGAAGTTTGGAAAGGATTTGTTGAAACGCGTCTCAAAGGATATTTAAAATATATTAAAACTCTTTCAAAAGATCAACTTGTTATTTTGTCGGATGCACGTGACGTGCTATGTGTTCGTGGACCCAAAGCATTCCAAAAAGGGTTTGAATCTTTCAAGAAAGACATAGTTGTAAGCATGGAACTTTTTTGTGAAGGAAAACTTGTCCCCCCTCCAGATCATAAATCAAAAATGTGGCAATGTTACCCTCTTGATCAATATTGGGCATATCATAAACAAACGCCACCTGATCGTAAATTTGTGAATGCTGGACTAATCGCAGGAAAGGCAGGCGCTTTAGTTCAGATGTTTGAATGGGTTCTTTCAAAAGACTTCAAAGATGATCAATTGGGAATTGGTAATTATATGGTTGAATTTCCTGATAAGGTCGCTGCCGACTATGATGCAAAACTGCTTCATACAACATCCTTTGCGGTAAGTTCTGGAATATACGATATTCATGTTCAGTCACGCGATTCTCCAACATTTGCCGAGTTAATGGGGCGATCTGCATTCTTCCTTCATTTTCCAGGAAATGCATTAAAAGGACAAGGTGTCCTTTATAAACTTGTTTCCTCAATCGTCAAATCAGGTGTGAATTCCTCAGTCTTAACAGCACCCTATGGTTGGAAAGAACCTGATTGGGACGAAAAATTTTAGCCCACTATACTAAGAATGGACACGCGATTCTGGGGTCCAAGTGGTTGGCGTTTGCTACATCTTGTAGCCTTCGCCGCACCAACACTCAACCAACATGCACTTCACACGTTCTTCTCTCATCTACCCTACGTGCTGCCCTGTAAGTTCTGCCGTGCGTCCTTGACAGACTACATTGCCGCGGATCCGCTTCCTTCAAAAGCCGGCGACTATGCACATTGGCTCTACCGCATTCACAATCGCGTCAACGGAAAACTAAGAGATCAGAAACTCGTAAAAGACCCTGATCCAAAGTGGGACGAGATCAAGGCGCGGTATGAAGCCTGGTTGGAAGCACCCTGTACGAAGCGCCGTATGGTCGGCTGGGATTTCCTTTTCAGTGTAGCATATACAACCCCGTGCCCTGCAGTTCAAACAGCCATGCTGGAAGGTGCACCGCCGCCATCCGCTCTTGAAACAGCCGCACTCCGCAATCGTTGGAGCACTATAACGCGCGAAGAGCGCCTGCCGTACATGAAACGATGGTGGGATGTGCTGCCCGCCGTGCTGCCGTTTCAAGAATGGCGGGATGCATGGAGCGCCAATGTTCCCCGAACTCCGTCGCTCAAAGCAGGACGCAAAGCCATCACGGCGTGGCTCTACAAAGCAGAGAAAGCGATGTGTGCTGCACTGAAGGAAACAACACCGCACGACACATTCCAAGGCCTCTGTTCGGAACTCAGCACATTCAGCAGCGGCTGTGGGAAACGTAGCAAACGCGCCAAGACATGTCGGTCAAAAAAGGCACATGCACGAACTTCTTTGAAAGTTCGGCGAAGCAGAAAATTCAAACAAGTAGGAGGATTTCTTTAGAACCCATGTTTACTAATCAACATCTTCAATAGTTGGAAGGCTAGAAAGCCATGGATCTGTGTGAAGCAGCTCATGAACGGCGTTAACAAACGCTTCGCATGAGTTCCTAGTAGCAATAGCAATAAGTGCATTTGCTTTTTGTACAAAAACAAGTCCATGAATCTTCCAATCGTCTTCTACATCATCTAAATCTACACTAAATTCTGTTTCAACGACATCAGATCCAAACAAGATTCGGTACTGACGCCGTCCTAGATCACATGCACCGCCATACACCATCCATGAATCTTTATCATCTTCATCGTCTTCATCGTCATGAGCAGAGTAGCGCCACAACAATTCGGCACCTGACATTCTAACTAAACAACTTGTTTGCGCAGTTCCTCTAAACGCGCTTCAATCGTCGCTGAAAACCGCGTCTCCGGCCACTTTGCTTTCCAAATAGCGCACGGAAGAAGTTTCCGACGTTCATCTTCGGACATGCCGTGTGCAGCCCATCGCGCCTCCAGCGCTGCCGCGCGCCCCCAATCCGAAGAAGACCACACAGGATCCGTTTCAGGACGAACTATCCAACGCGTCAGTTTTCCGCCACGAACAAGCATCTTTTCTACTGCCTTAGATAGAACACATGCACCCTGCCTTTAAGTTTTTCACGACGCCTGCTGCCATGGTGGTTGTTGGCGTGCTGCTGGTGCTGGTGTGGGTTTTCGCGAACTTTCGTCGCCGTGCTGGTGCAGCAGAGGGCTTTGAGGACAATGGACTCAATGCCAGTTACATAACTGCCGCGCCCTACAAGTTTCACATGTACTATGTGGACTGGTGCCCTCATTGCCACTCCGCGAAACCGGAATTCGACAAACTTGGATCTAAAATGACCATCGGCGGGAATCCGATCGTTTGTGAAGCGATTGAGGCTGAGAAGAATCCTGAAAAGGTGCTTGGCAAGCCGGAGGGCTTCCCGACGATTCAGTTGTACAATGCGGAGGGCAAGATGGTGAAGGAGTACAGCGGGGAGCGCACGGAGTCGGGTTTCCGCTCGTTCCTGGAGGACATTCTGAACCGCCCTCGTGCATAAGTTCATTTGAGGTGGTAGCAGAAGCAGCAGAAGCAGCAGAAGCAGCACAAAATGCTTCATAAACACTTGCTCCCATTTGTTCCACCAGTGAATAATCTTCTTCACGAAACCGAACAAACCAAGCGGGAAATGGCGGTGTAGGATACCACAAGATATTGCGCGGCCAATGCGCCTTCAAATCAGCATTTTTCTTCGGTTCATCAAAATGAATCATGGAAAACAAATAATCTACAAATGTTTTGGGTCCACCAATCCACGCCTTTTCAAACGTAAATCCAAGCGCCGAGCGTCGCGCCACGTCATCCGGCAAAACATACCACGGAAAATGGGCTCGTACTGCACCATCCACAAACAAATGGCCGTCAAGAGGGCAAACAAACGGCCGAAACAGCAATGGTAGACTCATAGAGGCGCGAATCGCATCCACCAATTTCAAATCAGGATATTTTTCACGATTCAGGACTATTGTTTGATGGACAGATAAATCTGCAACGACTATGTTGACGCCGCTCACGTCACGCAACACATACGATCCGCTGCCAGGCCGAATGCTTTCTAGAAGCCGTTCCAACTCCGAGCGTAACGACGTTCCGTCATCCAACCCCCACGTTGATTGAATGTTGAGCATGTTTGTAACTTCAATGTTGCGAAACTTTACAAAATCTGCACTCCACATCGCCTTTTTCACATCTTCGGCACTTCCAAGACGTATGAGCGTTGCTAGAAGCGCTCCTGCACTCGTCCCCCAGCATTCATTGACATTTCGCAAATGACCTGCTTTTTCTAACAATACAAGGGTTTGGACAAAGGCAAGACATCGTGTCCCGCCGCCGCAAAAGACAAGGCGCGATGGAAGCATCTTGCCCTTCTTATCATGGTTGCTATTTAGACCTGTGCACCAGCGTTCTATCGCACATCAAAAAATCTGCACACAACAGCAAGAGGAAGAACAAAGGAATGAATTCATTAATTCCGCCTGTCTTGAATCCGACGAGCTTGTACAAGGAGGAAGCCAAGCGCGATGCAACGCGCATTCGGACATACAATATTATTTTGAACTCTATTTACAATCGTATCAAGGCGACGGCACGAGTTCCAGGCAGCACAAAGGCGATTTGGTATGAACTGCCAGAATTAGTTCCAGGAACCCCGCGATTTGATATGGGTGATGCAGTACTCTACATAGTTTGGAATCTGCGCAATTCCGGCTATTTTGTAGAATATACGGCTCCCAACGGACTCTATGTTAGTTGGCGTGCCCACGACGAATACTATAAACACGTGGAAAGTCCATGGACGCAAGTTTTACACACGGCACGCAAGGCCGTGTTGGAAGGCGAAGCGACTGCCTCGGTTATGAGCGTAGCAGTTCCGGCGCCATCTGCTTCATTGGCTACTCCTCCGGAAATTGCTAAACGCAAATCGGTGCTAAAAAAGACGTTGGAATATACGCCGCCCGCCTCGTCTGTTCCTACAACGTCTACAAATCCTGGAATCGTGAGCGCCATGTATGCTTCGGCAGCGCCGGCTGTTCCCCAGTTACGCTTACCGGGTCAGTTGAGCGAAAAACACGTGTCGTTTGTATAGTTTAGACCAATGGGCCAGTCGATCTAAAAAGTTTCTTTACCATTAGAGAATGATTCAATCACCTATTTGGGAATTTGGATCCCAAAGTCTTTTGGCATTGACAGCAGGATATGCGATTATTGAACCGATTAGTTACAAATTAATTCCGGCTTTCTCAAAATCTAGCACCGTCAAGGAATATTACGATCACAAGAAAGTTCCTTTTGGAATTGTAGCTTCCGGTGATTATCTTTATAGTGTTTTATTATTCTTAATTGCGCAGCAAGTTATCCCATATGTGTTTGGAACACAGGTTGTAAAAGGCATTTATGATTGGATTTTACGATTTTTTGTTTTTTGTGGTATTCAATGGATAGGTGATTTTAGTTGGTACAAGATTATAACATCAATTCCTGCTTCCACTACCTACATTGACTTTTTCCAACGTTATACGAAACAGGTAGGACCTAATGCATTAATTGGCGATAGTTTATATGGTCTTGTATGGTTTGGTGTTTCTCAGCTATTGTCGTCTTATGCACCAACATGGGCTCTTGTGTTTTTGATAGTTGCCTTTTTGTTTGGATCAATAGTTGCCAGTTTCTAGACCATATATTGCTTTCTTACAAATAAAGTCTATTTGTAAGAACATAAGAAGAACATAAACCCTTTAGTTTGCCCATGCCAGTCCACGAAATCCCCCTTGAAGAAAAGCATTGGCGGCAACACCACCTCCCGCCGAGGCTAGCATATACGTCGCCTGCATTCCCTGTTTGACAAGCAGGTCAATCACAAGAAGCAAAAACAATCCACCGAGCACAAACAACAAAATCTCCAAATGAGTGTTTTGATTTCGCGACGTTTCCATTCCATCCAGCCGCTCAAACATGGAATCGAGTTTGTGCTGAAGATCATCAATGCGTGCCTCGGCGGTTTGTTTCGCACCACCTAAATTGAATTGTGTACGAAGTCCATCGGGTACGTTTTGCCATAACGTTGGCGCACCATCTATCCACGGCGACGGAATCAACGGCGTCTCCACATTGCGCGACGGCATGCGATCCTTGATCCAATCGGGTGCCGAAGAGCCATTAAATGCTTTCGCCCAATCGGGTTCCAAATTGTAGACGGACGAAGTGTCGACGTCTGTGGACGGATGCGGGAAATAGTCATTGGGAACATCATATGCATTTAACATCGCAGATTGTGCCGATTCAGCACTGCCCTCTAAAAGTTGGGGGGGTGGTGGCGGACGATGTGCAGGACGATCAGGCTCAATGACGGCCGGCTCTGGTGGAAGCAGCGCCGCCCTACGTTTCTTTTTCCTGCGACGCTCGGGATCAGCCCGGGGCATTTCGTCCAATCCTGCAACAAGACCGCCTCCTCCACCTCCTTCACCATCACTCAGAAAATTGGAAAAAGCTTCTTCTAATGAGCACATTGCTCTCCCTAGAAGTAGCTGCGATTCTTTCGGACAGCAGGCCGCATAGAAGTCAACCATCATAGTAAAGAGATGAAATTGGTGGAACTTGTATCTATTGGACTTTTTACGATGGCGTGTGTGCTGAGTGTGTATTATTGGTTGGACAAGATGCGCGGCACCCAAACAACCGAAGGGTTTGAAACAAACGTACTTTCGGATAAGACGATCCAAAGTCTGATTCAGGCAAATGAACCTGTTCCAACGGATGCCGATGCGAATGCTGCATATCAAACATTGTTGCGCTACATCCGCAATGACTTTTCAAAGGGAATTAAGTTTGTGCGCGATTTTGGCAATCGGTTTTTTGGCGACAATACACCTCTTCGTGCCGATTTGGATGTGCGAACGTTGATGGATAACTATAGCAGCCCCTTATAAAGGATGAACCCTGCTTCTTCTCCACTTCCCGGCGTCGGCGGCGGATTTCCTGCACTTCCCATTTGGTACCCACCCGTTTCCATGAAATGGTTGGCAACCGGTTTGCTGTTGTTCCTGGGCGCCGTTGCACATCGTGTGAAACCCCATTTGCGCCAGTACTTTGTGACACCTTTTGGCTTTTTCGGCACTGCTGTGTTGGCATATGTCTTGTATGAATCCGTGTTCCCCCCGATGGCGTTTGCGCTGCTGTTTGTACTTCTGATGATGTGGTCGGCGGAGATGAGCAACGAAGAAGGATGGCGTGGGGGCGGTGGTGGTGAAGCCATTGGCGGGCGTGCAGCAGGCTCCGGCGAAGAGGTTGATATGTTTTTGAATTACTCGGACATGGACTATGTGAACAACAACAAACGCTGGTTCGTAGAGCGCGTATTGAAAGAAAAGCCGCTGGGAATCCAAGAAAAAGATGTTGCCACATATCCAGTTTCAGGATATTAGACCACTGCAAACAATAAAGAAATCTCGCGTGTTAAACTAAGATGATAGAAACCCAACTTGGTGTTTTGTTGGTAGCGCTCCTTGTTTTTTTCAGTCTTGATTTTGACAAGGCGTATTTTCCTGCTCTTCATACTGCTGCACGGCATCCGTTAGCGCGTCTTGCTGCAGGTGCCTTCGTTGTGTATTTAGCGGACAGGGATCCGTTGTTGGCGATGCTTTCTTTGATCGTCGTGTTTTTCTGGATAGCCGATGTGAATCTGCTGAGTTCGTTTTCATTGTAAAAAGGGCGTCCTGTGTAGAAGATGCAGAAACGCAAAACAACACCCCGTGTTGGTGCAGGATGGTTAACACCTGTTAGCACAACAGCGCCTACGTCGGCGATAGCAGCAGCAGCAGCACCTCTTCCGAATGGTGCGCCGCCACCACCAGCGCCAATGCAGCAGCCTGCTATGAATGTTCCGTATCCTGGAGAAGGTGGAAGTTTGGATCCGCTCAGCATGACTATCATGTGGCTCAATACGAATCCTTATTTGATTGGTATTTTGATGCTTCTTCTCAACTTGGGCGGCCGGTTCTTATCCCTTGAATTGACCAAAAAGCAGGAAGCGTTCTTACAGGCGCCGTGGATTCGCCCGATGATCTTCTTTACGGTGATCTTTGTTGCGACCCGCAATTTGGTGGCGGCTTTCTGGGTGACCTTGTTATTCTTCTTTGTGATTTGGGTCGCTGCCAATGAAAACAGCCCTTTCTGTATGATTCCGAATTGGTGCGGTCATGATACAAAAACACCTGCAGAACTTTATGAAGCGAATATAGCCGCTTTGAAATCGTATTGGTCTTAGACAAATAAGATGGATATGAGAGCACAACGAAGCGCTACTTCAATCAGAAGAAAGGACATGCCAAGAGAGGATAGACAACCATATCCTGTAAGAAGGAACAGAATCGTTAGAGCACCGAGACCAGTTCGAACAGGAAGTTCAAGATTATTTCGTGTAAAGAAATACAGAAATACAAGGGGAATTGGAAAGAAAGCAGAAAGATTACTCATATTGAGAAAGGTGCTTTGTCATTATGAATATACAATACGTTCATTTTTTACCACGGGTTCTTGTATCGCGTCTACGGCGTGTGTTGCGCTTCTGCGCGCGCCGCGTGCGCCGCGTGCGCCGCGTGCGCCGCGTGCGCCGCGTGCGCCGCGTGCGCCGCGTGCATGTGTGCCTTTTCCCCCCAACAAGATATTTACGATCTATATGTGCTTCCATGATCGTATAAAACGCACCTATTTTTGGAAATTCACGAACGCGAGGAATGACCCCTGTTTGAAAGCGGTCTACATATTGAAGTCCATGTGTCCTATGCGCGGTCGGTATAATTTCAAAAATAGCCGAACGTTCTTCACACGATAGTTCATTCAAAAACATACCTAATTTCTTTGTTTTATCTTTGACGACATTTAAGAGCAAATACGCGGCTTCGTATTTTGAAAATGGAGACTTTTCAGGTGATAAACTACCAATTGCGATAAAATGAGTTTTTGAACGATCTTTTACAAGAATGTATCCAGTAGTAGGTTTCATTAGCAAAAAGTCAAGCACGTCGGCAACATATTCAAAAACGTCACCCACATTGATTGTTTGAACGGCAGCAATTGCTTCAGGAACACGATTTGTAATATTCTTTTCAGTATACCCAAGTTTCAAGCCCTCTTTGACAGCCAATGAATTGTACCAACTTGCTTCCGATTTTCCCTGAAAAATGCGTGAAAGACTCAATGGGACTTGTCCATCTGTATCGCAGTTAATGACAGCTGCATCAATTAATGTAAATCCATCGGCTTTCAGGACATGTTTTCCAAATCCAGTCGCAAACGAAAAAGCATCCGATCCAGAGGCTATACGTGTCTTGTAAATACTTGAAATGTACAAAATACGACTATCTTTGTCAATCGCAATCTTAAATCCAAGTTGTGGAAAAGTTATGGAATATGAATTGAGTGATTGATAAATATAGACTTGAAAATCGGTGTTTAAAAAACTGGCGCGAAGACTTACGGCTTTCAAACGATTCGTTCCTGTGTCGACAGGATTTCCGCGACCATAAAGTTCTTCGCCGACCTTGTACAAATCGCCAGCAACAATCAAATCTTTTAATTTTGAATCGGGTGAATCAAAATTAACAGCAAGTTCTGCGTCTGCAGCAGACATCTTAATTATTCTTTCGTTTTTGATTATACGTTCAGAGTCAGCGTTGCACCGATCGGTTGTGCCGTATTGGTCTTGCGGCGGCGGCTCATACCTGCACGACGTTCTGTCGCGGTCGTGACGCCGGAATGAACACTCGCGATTTCGTCGGCATCAAAAGCGGGCGGTGGAACGGCGCGAGACCGACTGGCATTGATCTGCGACAAAATGTCGTCAACGCCAGAAGAAGGACCGCGCATTTCACGACGAGCCGTCATAGGTGCACCGCCAACGTCAACGCCGCCACGGGGATCCATGGAGGGAATAGGGCCGCCAATACCACCGCCCATAGGCGGCATCATATCCTCCTCCATCATCATGGATGGCATGGAGGGTATCGGTTGAGGGGGAGGCGGTCCGCGGCTGCCACTGCTGCCACCACCACCTCCGTTGCCACTACCTCCGCCCATGCCGAGAGAAACAAAGTTCGCAAAACCAGGTCCTACCGCCTGCTCTGCGGCAGCACGCGCCATCTGACGCGCCAGATCAGGATTCTTCTTCAGAATATCTTCCATGCCAAGACCCTTGGACTGCTTGAACATCGTGTTGGTCACGTGGCACATGGCAGCAGAGAGACCGAGATTCATGATAAGGCGAACTTCGGGGGCGACCTTGGACTTATCCTTGTACTTGTCGTACAACTCCTCAAAGATCTCGTCATAATCTTCCACGTTCTCATTTACTTGCTCAGACCAACCCTCCAGCTTCACACCAAGAGGGTCGTATTTGTCGTTCAGATATTCAAGGCCGTTTGCCACCGTCGTGAGCATGGAGCGCTGGAAGCGAATAGATGCCTCCAGACCCTTGGAATCCTTACGGCGCGCCACTTCGGCATTGATTTCCTCGAGTGTATTGGCAATCGTCATCTTATTGCCACCGATGCCACGACGATCCATGCGCTCCAGCAGTGTCAGACCTTCGGTCTTCTTGGACAATTCCTGTTCGGGTGACAGGTACATCGTGGATGCATCTCCACCAATGCTACCGGTAGCAACACCGCCGTTGTTGTTGCTACCACCGCCAAACCACGAGCGAATGCCACCGCTTTCTGCTGGTGCAGGAGCAGGAGCGGCACCGCCGCCGCCAAATCCAGTCAAATTGTTAAACCAGCCGGACGATTTCGGTGCAGCTGTCTCAGCAGAGGCAATAGGCCGCGGGGCATTTAGGTTCAGTGTAGGCTGTTCAAACGGCCGCGGGGCGGCAGGCGGCGGGCCATCGCGCAGAATACGAATCGTGTCGCTTGTAGCAGGACCCGAAATCGGCTTGACATCGAAGCTCACACCGGTTTCTTCCAGATTCACGAATTCAATGTCATCAACTGCTTTCAGATCGCCACCACCGCCTCCACCAATCGTCAAACCACCGCCTCCAATACCACCACCGGGAGCCATCGGTGCCGCCAGTTTGCGCTGATTGCCGAGAAGTCCCAAATCAAAATCATTGAGATCGGAGATTTCAATGCTACCGCCCATATCCGATCCCGCTGACGCGGAAATTTCGGGGAACGCGCCGTCGTTAATGCGAATCGTGGGTCCAGACATTCCTTCTTTTAACAGCGGGCAGTCCGTTTTAGATGAACAAACGAAGTCCTAGGTTCCTAGGCGCGCAGCGCCATTAGAAACGCATCTGCCAAATCGGACTTTTTGCTGCGTCCTTTGAAAAAATCTAACCAGGTTATGGCACCCGCCTTTGTTAGTTCTTCCATTGCCGAGTCTTCGGCGGCATTTTTACGAGCACGATAGGCTTTGCCATCTGCAGCAATTTTTGCTTTTTCTACGTCATTGGTATCGGTTACTGCTGCTGTTGCTGTTGCTGTTGTTGCTGTTGTTGTGGCAGTAGCATCAGTATCAGCAGTAGCACCCCGTGTTTTCACGCCTGCATGTACAAATTCAATTGATCCTTTCCATCCATGTTCCCGCTCCAACCGATGTGCCAGCAGCGTAAACAAAATGATTTGAACCGATTTCATAGTTGGGCCTTTCATGACCGGCTGATTTTCAAGACGAATCAAGGTTGCCTGCGCCAGTGTAGGAAGTGTAGAATCCAGCCATTTGTCCATAGCTGCACGAATCGTACATAATGGAGAATCGGTCGCTTTCACAGGTTTCCATGGCATCAAATAACGCTGTGCAGCCCAAGTAATAAGTGCTTCTTTTTTCTGCTTTTTTACATCTTCAACTCCTGCACTCAACGCTAAAGCACGCAACGGCACAACTGCTAAAGCACAGGGTATTGTCGGAAAGGCTGGTTTCAACGTAGCGCGTTTTTTCACTCGTTTTTGTGTAGCACATGCTTGGCACCATTTAGTAGTATCGGATGTTTGTATCCATTTCGCAAGTCCGCCACAAGCAACACATTTTTTGGCATCTTGCGATGATACTCCGCCTTCCAACAGGTCAATATTGTCCCATGCCAGAATAGTCCACTTTTTGTCTACTTCATGCCGAATTAGACAATACGCCAGATTGCGAATTCCCATGTCAAATCCAAGATGAAATGTTGTCATTCTTATTATTTCTTATTTATTCAAAGTTATATGGTTTAGACGAGAAGCCCAAAATCAAGAATTTTCAAAACGGAGACTATGAATCGTCCTATGAAAAATTGAATCCCTTTTTAATGTGTATTGAAGTGCGCCCTTCTGCTTTCGTTTCTTCTCTTTTCAACCTTCTTACCATGTCTTCTTTCGTTCACACTCCCAAGATGTCTAGTGGGACTCATGATGTTTCGGAATGGCTTGCATTCACGTGGGATAAGGCGCATTTTGTGGGTGATGAGATCGTTCCTACGGAGACGGGGCCTATGCCGCTTTCCAAGACGGCAGTCGTCTTCCGCAATTTCCGCCCTGTCACGGGTACGCCTGGTGCATACTTTGCCGATGCAGTATCCATAGTAGAGTATCGCGGCGCAATGATGGCATCCTTGTCTACCTCGTCATTCTCCTATCCCTCTGTGATGTCTATGATCACTGGATCCGGGACGGATGTTGTTGTTCCGCTTGGAACTCCAGTAGTAACAGAAACAGAGTTCAACACGCATGATGTTACAGCGCAGGTGCTGATGCAAGCGGCACAGAACTGGGTCACTGGTGGTAAGAACAGGGGTGATATGCATTTGGAGCATATTATCACGCTCTACTACGGCGCACTTCAGTCTCTTGTGTTTGCCACGGGTACGGCGTGTACCAAGGAAGCGCAGTCTAAGTGGCTGCCGGCAGTTTACGGACTTACACGATCCTTTGCTGCTGTGTGTAAGATGTACCCTGCTGCATTGCGTGTGTCAGAGGCGCTCGTCTTCACGCATGGTATGAACGATATGCTCCAGAAAGCGCTGGCGCATGTTTTCATTGGTGTGCCGATTCAAGGAGTAACGGGCTACGACATGCTGGCTACAATGGTACGCCGCAGCCTGCGTGCAGGTGTATTGTTCCAGGAGATCCATAGTCTTGCCCTAGGTCCCTTTGTCGTATTCCTGCTTGTCCCGCTTCTGTCGGGTATCCTGGATGGGTCTTCTACTCTTGAGGATTTTCAGACGGAGTTCAACAAGAGAGGCGCAGCCTTTGTATCAGATCTCTTGGAGATTCACGAGATCCAGAAGACACGCGCGCTTGTCTCGGATGATAAGCGTTCCCATCAGGCAGAATGTCTGAGTGTGCTGGCGAAGGCAGCGAATCTGCCGCTTTCCAAGGAGCAGTCGCTGAAACTGCTTATGCACTGCATCGTGATGGATGCGAGTGCTCCAGTACATTGGTCGGAGTGGGGTGTTCTGCCTGCGCCACCAACTCTGTCCTGTCGTATTTCTACGTGTCGCTATGGCATCCATCGTGCGCCGCTTCACCATCGTGATGCCGTGACGTTCGGCAGCCACATCTGTTCCATTGACGACCATACCTTTGAGGTGTTTGGGTACAAGGGTGTCGAGTGGTCTGGGTTCCAGTTCCACACGCCTGGAACCTATAGGATCCATGCCCACGATCTAGGCATTGCCAAGTCGGCGGTCGGCGACATGCACGACGATGAGTTGGCCGCGAATTGGCGGCTTACTATTGGTAGGGTTGTGCTGCCGCGCGATGAGCGTGGCTACAGCCTTTCTGGTATGTATCACAATACCTATGGCCGCGAGTGTTACGTTCAGAGCGCACCGCTACGTTTGGATGCCCCATTCCAGGTTGTTGTTGAACTGGATCTGGTGAGGCTTTGCCAGGATGGCAATACCTTCGTTGTGTTGGAACGCAAGAAGAAGGATCCTCTTCTTGCATTCAAGAATGTGTGGTTTCATGTTGAGTTTACGCCTCCTCTGCCTCCTCTGCCTCCTCTGCGCCCTAAGACGACGGCTCGTGCCGTTCCCGTGACGTATGGTGGATCGCGGACTTCTGCGTCCACTGCCGGTTCTTGTTGATTAAGTGTAAGTAAAACCGCAAAGCGGTTTTACATAATACCTAATCAACAAGGACTGGCAATTAGACTGTGCGAATAAACTCCCAGCCCATGTCTTCACAGATTTTTTGCCAGATTTTGTCTTGCATGTACAACTTCTCGCGCGATTTCAGCAGCGGGAAACAAGGCAGATATTCGTCGAGTTCCAGCAGTTCGCAAAACTTGTACAAGACAAAGGAATAGGACAAGAAATTGGAGCGCTTCTTTGGACAATGCTTCACGAAAGAGAATTGGATTTCCTTAAACATAAACCGAATCTTTTCTTCGACTTCACGGGACAACACAGGCGCCGAAATGCCGTTCAACCGATTCAGCACGTGTGCTACGTGATCATTACACCGATTCAACTTGAGTTTCTTAATGACTTCTTTCAATTTAGACGGCTTGAGTTTGCTCATGTCGGTAATGCGTTCCTTTTTCAACTCGGCACGAATCATATCCAGGACAGCAGGTGAGATTTCTGTCGTTTCTTTGGCTTGGAATTGCGCCAGCCACTCGTTCAAGTGGTTGATCTTCTTGTAGGCATAATAGGACATTTCACGCGGCGGATCCTTATAGGACGGCTTTTCAGAATCAATCAAAATAAAGTCGCGGTAGCCGCAGCCAGGGCAATCCAAAAAAGTTTCATTAAAGAACATTTCAGTATCACAAACGGCACATGTACCATAATCTTGCGTGATGCTGGAGGCCAGTGCGTTTTCCGATTGAAGAGAATCCGGATCTAATGCAGTCAAGTATGTTTCAAGCGCTTTATCACGCTTGAAACCAATGTCATTTTTGATATTGGATGCTTTTGTTGTGGAAGTAGCGATTCTGCGTGCATCACTACTCGATCCACTACCTCCTGTTGGAAGCATAGAATCGTCATGAAGGTTACTAGAAAAATACGAATAAATGCTGTTTGCAGGAACGCGTTCTTTTTTCGCCGACGCCGATTCTACAAATCGTTCGCCAGTTGCGATACGTTCTTGAGCATCCGTGTATGAAAACAGAATATCTCCTACGCGCAAAAAATAATCAATTTCTGCTTCGCCGCTTTCAAGTTTCGCGATTTTTTCTTGAAGGTCTTTTATTTCTTGTTCAAGCGACTGACGACCTGTAAGTATTTGAATATCTGTCGCGGTAATGCGAATAGCAGGGCTGTTAAATTCGTTATCAATTTCAGCAAGACGTCTTTTTTTGTCTTCTATATCTTTCTTATAGGATTCTAATTGAATTTTTTCATCGCGCAATTTTGCTAAATGACTTGTGTGGTAAGACTCAAGCGTTTTAGCGGATTCCGTATATGCTTTAGAAGATTTCATCCCGGACACGGGAACGACAACCTCCTCTTTTTGACCACAAAGTAAAAAATCAAGAGAGTAGGCGGACATCAAACAATAATCATGTTCCATGTTGAATGGTTTAGATCTTTCGTCTTCCCGGCGTGACCTCAAAAACGCGCTAAATTTTAAAGAAATCTCCCGGATCCGCCAAAATTTTTTTCTTCTGGCTAGATATAAAACAACATGGGCTCTGGTGGTTTAATGCAGCTTGTTGCTTACGGCGCGCAGGACATCTATCTGACGGGTAACCCTCAGATCACCTTTTTCAAGGTAGTGTACCGCCGCCACACGAACTTCGCGATGGAGTCGATTGAGCAGACCTTCAACGGCTCTGCCAACTTCGGCAAGAAGGTGCAGTGCACGATCAGCCGCAATGGTGATCTGATCCACCGCGTTTACCTGCAGGCCACGCTGCCCCAGGTCGTGCTCCAGGCCTCGGACGGCTCTGGTGCGCAGTTCCGCTGGCTCAACTGGGTTGGCCACAACCTGATCAACAACGTCTACGTTGAGATCGGTGGTCAGCAGATCGACAAGCACTATGGTGACTGGCTCCAGATCTGGAATGAGCTCACCCAGGAGCCTGGCAAGCAGGCCGGTTATGCCGAGATGGTGGGTAACGTCCCTGAGCTGGTGAATCTGCTCGTCCAGGGCGGTGAGGGCTGCGACAATGACTGCGCCTCGAACGTGGAGCCCAACTCCGCCGCCGAGGTCCGCAAGTGCGCGCCTGAGTACACCCTGTACATCCCTCTGCAGTTCTGGTTCTGCCGCAACCCTGGCCTGGCGCTGCCCCTGATCGCCCTCCAGTACCACGAGGTGAAGATCTGGCTCGAGTTCAACGTCCTGTCCAACCTGTGCTGGGACTACTCCAACTCTGGCAACACCCACGCCATCCGCGACCGCGTTGCCTCCGCCGGCCTGGTCTCCGCGTCCCTGTACGTTGACTACATCTACCTGGACACGGATGAGCGCCGCCGCTTCGCCCAGGTCTCCCACGAGTACCTGATCGAGCAGCTGCAGTTCACGGGCGGTGAGTCGGTCACCTCCTCCTCCAACAAGATCAAGCTGAACTTCAACCACCCCACGAAGGAGCTGGTGTGGGTTGTCCAGCGCGACTCGTTCGTCTCTTGCGAGGACTCCGTGATCAACCCCTGGAAGGGCCAGCAGCCCTTCAACTACTCCGACTGGTGGGACCGCGCGGTCCTGGAGTCCGGTTACTCCGTCACCCGCGTCGAGGGCATGGCTGGCCACAACCCCGTTGTGACGGCCAAGGTCCAGCTGAACGGCCACGATCGTTTCTCGGAGCGCGAGGGCAAGTACTTCAACTTGGTCCAGCCTTACCAGCACCACACCAACATCCCCGCTGTCGGTATCAACGTGTACTCCTTCTCGCTGAAGCCCGAGGAGCACCAGCCCAGCGGCAGCTGCAACTTCTCGCGTATCGATAACGCGACGCTGCTGCTGACTCTGTCCAACAACACGGTCGGCTCCGTGCTGTCCGCGACGGTGCGCGTGTACGCCGTGAACTACAACGTGCTGCGCATCATGTCGGGCATGGGTGGTCTGGCGTACTCGAACTAAACGCACAAGAATGTGCTTTTCATTTTCTTTATCAGATGTTCATATTGAATTTCTGAAAATCATATCTAGGGCCAAAAAAAATTGATTACATCCTAAACTCTTCCCATATGCCGTTATCTTCGCATATCAAACACTTGCCAAAAAATGCTCACTCGCAAGCAAATGTACCAGATTGCTGCTATTAGTGTCTTTGTTGTTGGTGCAGTTCTTCTTGGTGTTGGAACTGCAGGTTTTGGAAGTCCTCTCATCGTTGTTGGTATTCTTTGTGTAATGGCGGGTGGTAGTTTCGGTCTTGTTGCTTCCTTGGATGTCCGACGCTAAATATCACGATTTCGCCAAGGCGCTGACTCCTGCAAAGGTGCCTGTGGAGGAGCAATGGGTGGTTCTGCATCGCGAACACGATCACGATCGCGATCACCGATTGAAATATTTGCACGAATTTTCATTCTATCACAAGAATAATCAGACCACTCACAACTTAGAAAGTCGGATTTTTCGTTATCAGATGCGATGCGCTCATCACTATTTGGTGTATCACGAATCCACAGATCATCAACACGGAAGTCGTCGCAACTTACGCCCAGGATTTGACTAAGCGCATCGTTAATGCGCTCATCAAACTGAATCCACCAGTGAAGCATCCACAGGGCATGAAAGATTACTTGACGATGTTCAGTCCACCAATAGACGCGCAGCACCCCCTGTTCGAAACTCAGTTCGCCTAGGAAATGGCAGGATTCAACAAGAAATTCATCGCTTACAGGAGGAATACGAACAGAAGACATTAGGTTAGTAGAAGGGTGCATACTATCAATCATGCATGTATAGGCATCAATTTTTGCGTAGATCCTGCAAAAAATCTGCTACCATAATTCCAACAGTAGTTGACGTCATCATTAGGAACCATGCTGTATGTGGCGGTGTTGGCGGTGTTGGCGGCGAAGAAAAAGCACTATACATTCGTCGCCAGTAGCGACTGAAAAAGAACCGACTAAATTGCGAAGGCAATTTAGTCGGTTCTTTTTCGGTTCGTACTGGTTATCCGGTTCTGGCCGCACAACGAAAAACAGACGAGGACATTTCATTTTATAGTTTATATAAATCCTGGTTTAGGACATTTTAACGACGCTGCGAACGAGTGGTCATGTGGCGGGTAGAAGGTGCCGCCGCGCTCGTTAGGGATGCAGCCGCCATAGAACGCGTGACGCGGCGTTCTACTGCATCAGGGTTCCAACGCTTCATTGCAGAAGAGGGGGGAACATACGTAGCATCCACGCTGCTGCTGCTACTGCTGTTGCTGCTACCAATAGAGCGATTCAGGTGGGCAAAACGAGTAGGGTACGAATGCATATTGTCTAGAATAAAGAAGAATACTTATTTATTCTGGTGAAACCAACGCCCTTCAGTTTTGTTCACCTTACCAAATTTCTTTAGGCTGAAGCCCCGCCTACAACTCCCACAAAAGGCGAAACCCAATGCGGCGCCCATCGGAATGCCAGTTCACAGGCTTCCGTCCCCATAACTGCCAACCCTGTAGGAAATGTAGGAGCAGTAGGGGCAACACAAGACATCCAAAATCCCCATTCGCTCTGGAAACTCGGCAGAAATACATGATACGGCGACCCTGCACCAAACCCATATTCGCGCCCCAGCATTTGGAACCACGCCATGCCTGGACGCCAGCGTTCTGCATCTGCACCAGGTGCGATAGGACCTGTATGACTCACATAGACGCCGCCTTCTGTCAGATGCTCTTTTAGATCACGAAAGAAAGATCGGCAATACAGAGGATAATCAGGATTCGTCTCGGAAATGCCGAATGCCTTCAGATCTTCCACATCCGGATCTGGCAGATCCAGAATGATCACATCATAGCGTGTGGAATTCGCACGCCAAAATGCACGAATGTCTTCTGCATAATAATGAACACGTGCATCGTTGTAAACAGAGTCATCTGCCCACGAAAGATGCCGACGACACAGATTGACAAGCCCGTCGTCAAGATCTACCCAATCAACCTGCGAAACCTGATCGGCGCTCCATTTCAGAACTTCGCGCGCCGTCGCACCTTCGCCGCCGCCTACGATCAGCACTTTTTTGGCAGGTACATGCGTTGTTGCAGAGAGTACAGGATGAACAAGATGTTCGTGGTAAATCATCTCGTCACTTTCGGCCGACTGAATTTCCTTATCCAAAAAAAGCACTTTGCCGTATACAGGTGATTCTGCGATCACAACCTCATCACAAAAAGCCGTCTTGCCCGCCCAATAACATTCGCCCAGAGAATACAGCGTTACACTATCTGCAGAACAAGCAGATTCCATGTAGCGACTGCCGCGCAGCTCGTTCATAAGTTCTACATTGACTTCCATGTTAGCAGTTTCTATCGGCATGTGTTTAGATCCGACCAAGGAGGGTCGGTTCTGTCATAATTACGAATGTATCTGCTGCAGCTGCCGGAGGAAGTAGCACAGCAGGTTGTTTGGAAGCCAGATAATGTTTCCTACACATGGGCATATAGGACTCTGCGCCACCAACACAAGGAACACCCGCTTCATTTGCAGCAGTTGCCTCTGCTGCGACTGCTGCACTGAAGAGTGCAGGTGTCCCGTCACCACAGAGCTTACACATTGCCGTCAACTTCGTGACTTTGTCGCAATGGGGAATCAGATCCAGTACTTTGCCGAAAGGACGCCGCTCTGCATCACCATCCAGACCCACGACCACACAATGTTTTTTATCAGAATCCACAACTTGAAGAACAAAGGGAAGAAGATCCGAGAAGAACTGGGCTTCTTCAATGACGACAAGTTTTGCACTGCGATAGTCGGCTTGTGTCAGCAGCGGCATAAGTGCCGAAGTAGCTACAGCAGGCATTTGCTGCTGATCATGGTTCACAATCATCGGCGTATCGGAATAACGAGTATCCATTGCATTCGTGATGACAAAGACAGACCAATCAAGGCTGCGATGACGCCGAATAATGCTCTGGATAGCAGAGGACTTGCCTGCAAACATAGGACCGATAAAAAGTTCAAGACTCATTTTCAACTAGCTGTTAGAAATTCAGCACGCCCCAAAAATACATTCAATTTTGTTTCCTAGTGCAGAAGCCGCCTAAAGCCGCCTCTAAAAACTGAACCGCGCCATCCCGCTTAAAACAACCTCTTAGTTAGTAGCAGAAGGATGTCTCTCTTACCGCGTTCATCCGATACGGAAGCAATCGTTGGGATCCAGTTTGGGGTTTTTAGCCCTGACGAGATCCGTCGTCGATCTGTGTGTGAAGTCGTGAATCCCTCCACAGCAGAAGGAAAGTTGGGCGGCCTGTTTGATCCGCGCATGGGCGTTTTGGAAAACGGCAAAATCTGTCGCAGTTGCGGCCAGAATAACCACCATTGCCCCGGCCATTTTGGGCATTTTGAACTTGCGCGACCGGTGTATTTTACGCAATTCTTTGAACTTGTGCGCAAGATTCTGCGCTGCGTTTGTTTCAAGTGCGGGAAGCTGCTCATTGACAAGGCAACCCACTCGCATTTGTTGAAGCTCAAAGGTGAAAGCCGGTGGAAAATCGTGATGGAGGCGTGTAGCAAAGTATCACGTTGTGGTGAAGAAACGGAGGATGGCTGTGGCAGCCGTCAGCCGAAAAAGTACCGCGAGGAACCGGTACACAAGATTTATGCTGAATGGCGTGATCTGGAGATTCCTGAGGGTGTTCAGCGCCCTGAAGGCATGGATGAAAGCGGTAATTTGGAAATGCCGCTGGAACCGGAACTGGTTCATCGGCTGCTGCGCCGCATTAGCGACGAGGACGTGGAATTCCTCGGTTTTAGTCGGCACTGGTGCCGGCCTGATTGGCTAATGTGTACGGTGCTCCCCATTCCACCGCCCCAAGTGCGCCCCTCTGTGACGCAGGATAACAATCAGCGTGCCGAGGACGATCTGACGACGAAGCTAATTGATATCATCAAGGCGAACAATATGGTCAAGAAGAAGATTAGCGAAGATCCCAAGAAGAAGGCAATTGACGAATGGACGAATCTCCTTCAGTACCACGTCGCGACGCTGGTCGACAATAGCATTCCTGGTGTTTCGCCAGCAGCGCAGCGATCAGGTCGTCTGTTGAAGTCGCTTCAGCAGCGACTGGGTTCTAAGGAAGGTCGTATTCGTTCCAATCTCCAGGGCAAGCGTGTGGAATTCAGCGCCCGTTCTGTAATTACGCCAGATCCCAATATTAGTGTGAAAGAACTGGGTGTTCCGCAGAAGATTGCGACGAATCTGACGTATCCTGAGAAGGTGACGTCGTTCAACCTGGGAAAACTCTATAAACTTGTTCAGAACGGACCCGATGTGTATCCTGGTGCAAAGACGATTCAGCGCGCCGACGGACGTACGATTTCATTGAAGCATGTGAATACAAAGACCATTGAGTTGTTTGAAGGCGATATTGTGAATCGGCATCTGATGGATGGAGACATCGTTCTCTTCAATCGTCAGCCGTCGCTTCACCGCATGAGTATGATGGGTCACATTGCGAAAATTCTGCCATACAATACGTTTCGACTGAATGTATTTGTTACGGCACCCTATAATGCTGATTTCGACGGCGACGAAATGAATCTACATGCACCGCAGTCCATTGAGGCTGCGACGGAACTCCGCAAGATTGCAGCAGTTCCTCTCCAAATTGTGAGCCCGCGTGAATCCGTACCGATCGTGTCTGTAGTTCAGGATACGCTGGTCGGTGCGAATCGGTTTACACGTCCCAACGTCCTTTTCACGCGCAAAGAGGCCATGAATCTGCTGGTTCATGCCAAGCGCTGGGATGGAAAGTTACCGCCGCCAGTGACGAACGACCCGCAGCCGATGTGGTCAGGTCAGCAGCTCCTGAGTACACTGCTGCCGCCTGTAACGCTGCGCATGAAGAACAGCAGCGATGATCTTGTGGAGATTCTGAACGGCGCGATTCTGCGCGGCATTTTGGATAAGAAAGTGTTTAGCAAGCAGCTGCTTCACATTATTTACAATGATTATGGACCGGAGATCACCGTGGATTTCCTGGATTCCCTACAGGCCATGATTGCGAATTTCCTGATGACGGATGGTTTCAGTGTAGGCATTAGTGATTTGATTGCCGATAGCGGAACATTGAATTCCATCGAGGAAGCGATTTCCAAACTCGTAAAGACGGTGGAGGATCAGATCCTTCAGCTCCACACGGGTCTCTTTGAGAACAGCAGCGGTCGCAGCAATCAGGAGGAGTTTGAGGCGAAGATTATGGGCACGCTGAACAAGGCTGTTGGAGAGGCAGGTAAGATTGGTCTATCATCTCTCGCGGCGACGAATCGCATGACCAATATGGTGAAGGCAGGTTCCAAGGGCAGCGACGTTAACGTTTCGCAGATGATCGCCGTTCTAGGTCAGCAGGCGATTGAAGGTAAGCGCGTTCCCAACGGGTTCCAGCACCGCACGCTTCCTCATTACAAGCGCTTTGACGATTCGGCACAGGCGCGCGGTTTCATTGCATCTTCTTATGTTAAGGGTCTTCAGCCCGATGAAATGTTCTTCCATGCAATGTCAGGTCGTGAAGGTCTCATTGATACGGCCGTGAAGACGGCCGATACGGGCTACCTTCAGCGCAAGATTCGTGTTGCACTAGAAGATCTGATCACACAGCACGACGGCAGTGTCCGCGATGCAATGGGCAACATCGTTCAGATGGCATACGGCGAGGATGGCGCGAATGCGACTAAGCTGGAGGAGCAGGATCTGCCAATTGGAACTTTCAATGATGAGAAGATGGCAACGGAGTATGCAGCAGAGGGGTCTTCACAGGCCGCTGCATATTTGGAGGCGGCAAAGGGGGATCGTCGTATTCTGGTGGAGAATATTTATGGCGGTCGTCAGGGCGGTCTAGTGCGCTACCCTGTTCACCTTCAGCGTTTGCTGTATGCGATTGCACATGGGTTCAACTTGAAGGAGAATGAGGGGACTCTGACTGCAGATGAGGCGTTTGAAGCACAGCAGACCCTGCTGCAGCGCACGCACTCTAATAACAAGTTGTGGGCAGCGCTGGTGCGTTATTACCTGCGCCCCGTGAATCTGAAGAAGATTGGAATGACGAAGGTCGCAATGGATGCCTTTGTTCAGCAGGCGGTGCTGAAGCACTGGAAGAGCTGGGTGGAGCCGGGTCAGCCCGTGGGTGTGATTGCCGCGCAGTCGATTGGTGAACCTGCAACGCAAATGACGCTGAACACGTTTCACTTGGCTGGTGTAGCCGCCAAGTCCAACATGACGCGAGGTGTGCCGCGTCTGAATGAATTGCTGAAGGCGACGAAGAATCCCAAGGCGACGGAGCTGAGCATTCCTCTGCGTCGCGATCTGCGCGACAAGAAGGAGGAGGCGCGGCGTGTGGCACAGGATCTGGAGTTTACGCTGCTCAAGGATCTTGTGACGAAGGCATTCATCTATTACGATCCTCGTGACTCTGCAACGCTGATCAGGGAAGACGCCGATTGGCTGGCGTATCTGGCAGCGTTTGAAATGGCGGACAGCGTCGCGCCTGCTACGAAGCAGCCTGCTGATCCACTTGCAGCCGCTACGACGACAACAAATGCAGTAGACGCGGTAGTGACAGAGGAATCTGGGACGGCTCGCAGTCCCTTGATCCTGCGCTTTGAACTGGATCGTGAGCGTATGTTCTCGAAGGACATCACGATGGACGACATTGCGTTCCTGCTGAAGAGCAAATTCGGCCCAACTATTCAGACGCTGTACACGGATTACAATGCGACACGTCTTGTGTTCCGTATTCGTTTGAATGAATCCGAGTCGGCGATCGACGATCTGAACACACTCAAGACGATTCAGAACAAGATTCTGACGGCGACGGCGGTGCGTGGCATTCCAGGTCTGCGTTCTGTGAATTACCTGAAGAATTCGGATTCGCTCGAGTATATGGACGGCGCCTACAAGAAGGTGGATCAGTACATTCTTTACAGCGATGGCACGAATTTCCTGGAAGTCATCACGCACCCCGATGTGGATGCCGCGCGCATAGTGAGCAGCGACGTTCACGATATGTTTAACAATCTGGGTATTGAGGCGCTGCGTGCAACTCTTTTCAAGGAGATCGACACTCTGTTTAAGGAATCAGGTTCATCCGTGAACTATCGCCACGTCGGTCTGCTGCTGGACAAGATGTGCCACAAGGGCAAGGTGATGAGCGTGGATCGCTACGGCATCAACAAGAACGATATTGGTCCTCTGGCAAAGATGAGTTTCGAACAGGCTGAAAATATTGCACTTCGTGCCGCTATGTTTGCTGAGTGCGATCCTGTGCTGGGTGTCTCTGCGAATGTTATGCTTGGCGCGCCGATCCGCGCGGGCACGGCGTTCAGCAGCATCCTGTTTGATGAAGTGGCAGCAGGCAAACTCGCGGAGACGACGCCTGAGCAACTGGTGGGGAGCACCGCGGCGGCAGGACCTGGAACGTTCACAGAGGATGAACTGGATGATGCGCTGTATGGTGAAGAGGAAGACGACGAGTGCGCGCCGAAGGAACTCAACCTGCGTGTGCCGATGCCTTCAGCACGTGGTGGTGCGGCACTGAGTCGCGTGGCAGAGGAACTGGATGAGGACTTCGAGATGACGATTGTGGAGTAATCTCCTGATAGAATATAATTAATACTCTTTTTTCACATGGGTGATCAACATGCGTGTGAAGAAATAATCCGTTGATATAGATGGAACTTGGATTTCATACATTCCCGACAGGCAAGCAGTACGTCTTCCTCAAAGATCCTGCTACGCAAACGCGCACCTTTTTGCGCAACATTCTGATTCTAACGCCTCCCGGTGCACCAGATACGATCGCAATCGTGCGCGAATGGGGCGCGAAGGGTGATGTAGGTGTGTGGGAACCACCGAAAGGACAGATGGAGTGGAAAGAGTTTGCAGATTCAGGGCTGCGTGTAGGGACTCGCATTAGCGAGGCCGATTTAACACGTCATCAGCGTGAAGGCGTACTGCGTGAAATGATCGAAGAGGCGAAGATCTTGCCATCGGAAATTAAAGACTTGACAAAGATGCCGCTAGTCTATTCACAGAAATGGGAAGATGCTGGCATTCCAAATGTCCGGTTTTTGTATCAGTATTGGACGGCCACTACGACACGAGCCAACCTGTTAGAAGCCCAGAAACGTATGAGAACATTGGTAGACAATGAAGATTGGAAGCATCTGCTACCGGCAGATATGACGGAAAAAGATGGAATCGAATGGTTCACGCCAAGTCGTGACCGCGATTCCTGGAAAAAGATACGAGGTGCCTTCAGCAAAAAAATGACGGATGTTTATTTTGACACGTTGAGAAAGACACCATGATGTTCACAACTTGTGAAGTGTGGGGGTCGGGCGGACCTTCCGTCGTTCCCCTTCAACCTTTTAAAGGCGCAAACAGCAGCAATGCGACTGCGACTGCTGCTGTTTCTGCACCAATGACAATGATGACGACGCCCGAAAGCCGTGCTCTTCAACAGGCAAAGAACGAAATCACGTTCTTTTACGAAGAAGGCAAATGGGATGATTACAAGAAGATCACGAATCCATATGAATACATCTTTCTGTCATGGAATCGGCGCAGCAGCCGGTCGGTTGCGACGCGTCAGCCGTTGTCGCGCAGTTATTTCAAGATGATTGAGCTGTGGAAAAAAATGGAATTGGATGATCTTTTGGAAGATTTGGCAGAAAAGGATGGCGGGCTTGTGACGGCGCATGCTGCAGAAGGTCCAGGTGGATTCTTGGAAGCCTGCGATGTCAAAGCGTTCAAACAGGGCTGGAACCTGAAGGCGGCACATGCCATTACATTGCTGTCAGAAGCGAAGAACGTTCCTGGGTGGCGGAAAGCAGCGCAGTTTATAGAGGATCGCCCACAAATCCAAATTCATACAGGCGCTGATGGAACAGGTAACATTCTGTTAAAAGCTAATCAGGATGCATTTGTTGCGAATCTGCGTGCAGCGCATCCAGACGGCGCGCATCTCTTCACGGCAGATGGCGGGTTTGATTTCAGCAATGATTACAATGCACAAGAGGATAGCGTGTTTCCTTTGTTGCTAGCAGAAGTCTTAATAGGGCTACGCGTGCTTGGGAAAGGCGGAGCGTTTGTTATCAAATGCTTTGATACGCGCGAACAACCGACACTTGATTTGATTTGGCTTGTGAGTTGTGCATTCCGTGAATGGGGCGTTGTGAAGCCGCGTACCAGTCGCGGCGGAAATGCAGAACGCTACATTATTGGAAAAGGGTTCCTTGGTGATAGCGAAGATGTTCTTGCTGTTTTGGAGGCGTATCAAGCGAAAGCGGAATTCAAACAACCGGTGTTGGAAATGTCGTTGTGCGATGGATGGAAAAAGACGCTTGGAATGCTGGCGGGACTTCAAGAGGCGATCGAACATATGGAAATTGAAGTCATTCAGGAGACGCTGAATTTGATTAAACATACGGAGCCAAGCGTGATTAAACTTTTGGTGAAATCCAACGTCATGCGCAGCATTGAATGGTGCCAGGAACACGATGAAGAGGTGGCATTTAGTTGGATTTCGGAACTAGAGAAAAACGTCAGTCGCGAGGCGAATGATCTTCTTCACATTTTGAATCCGAGTATCTTGGCAATTAGAAGGGAACGCGATAATGCTGCTTCAACCGCTGCTGCCGTAGCGACCTTTGAGAGTTTTCGGAGCGAAGGGTCTGTATTGCCTCCGTCGCACAATCCATTCATGCGACTAAAAGCGACGGCTTCTGCCGCGATAACGCGTTGATGAGCGACGTTTACGTGTATTATGCGTACGTTTGCTACGACGACCGCCACCCTCAGTTCCTTCCACTTCTTCAAAAACTTTTTCGGCTGTTTCGACGTTTGTTAGATACGGCGCTGAAAAAGGGTCTTGTTGGACGGAAACGATGGCATTGCTGGACAGATTGCCAAGACGGCTACGACGAGTACGATTTTGGACACGCATTCTATTTTTTCCAGTTGTTTTTCTTTTTTTCCTTTTTAGAGCTGGGATTTGGAATGCGAGGTCTAACACGTTTCGATCAATGTGGGAAGCATCGTCGCCTTTTTGGAAGCAGCACCTGCTGCCGCGCATACCTTTGGAACTTTTGCAGTGACAACAAGACGCTTACCATTTGCAGTCGTCCAGTCCTTAATCGCATTCCAGCGATCCTCTTCGCTGTCCTTTCCTGTGCGCTTGATTTTGATTTTGTTTTCCTTGATGATGCGTCCAAGATCGTCATAACTCGCGCTTTCAGGGATTTCAAACCGAGTAATATCGGCAATTGGTTCACCACGAGGCTTGGTGTAATGAATAGGAGTTTGCGTCGTGATGCCAAGTGACAAACGAAGATCGGGAGCAATCAGTTCCTCGAAATAAGTGGGGCGCTCATGTTGAGGGTGCTCCATGGTACAATCAGCAGCAAAATGTCCACGTTGCAAACAACGCCGACAAAGAGCAAGTTTTCCGAATTCACAGCCCGCGCTGTCGTGTGTGATAGTGATGCCACAAAGTTTCTTACAGACTTTACAGGAACTCATCGTGTGTTGCGTAGTTGATTGGAGTTAAGATTAGAAAGGCATCTTGTCAAAAAATGTATAGGAATAATTCAATTTTTACCTACTGCCCCTCAGCTTAGGACGACCAGTAGGTACAATTTGTTTGAATTGTTTCAATCGGCTTGTTGTAAAAATTCACAAATCCAAGATTTTTAAGCGTTGTGCTTACATTTGTGTCCCATTTTTCGTAAAACTCTGATACATTACGCGCGAGTACAAACAAAGTTGCTTTGAACGGATCTGAGACAATGCTGTATTCATACATTGATTCATTGTATGTCTGAGGACCCAGTTCATAAATCCAGTAAGGCGCACCAAACCAAGTTGTTTGAAGGTGAACTTCCAGTTGTCCAGGTTCTGATATATTTGTTTGCTGCGCCCAACCAAAAATTTCACGTTCGACTCCAGTAACCGAATACTGGCGTTCACGATTCAGAACACTGATCGTTCCATTGGGATACAGACTATAATCGGCTGTATCGCAATAAGAACTATTTTCAAAAGTTGCATCAACGATTAGGTCGCTATAGACCTGGTACCAGCGACCTAAATAAGCACTCACGTTCAATTCATTCGCTGTTTGACATACAGATGTGCTAAACAGCGAAAAAAGCGTTACGGCGAAAAGATTGATGACCATTAATCTCTTGCACGTCGCGAATGTTTAGATCCCCAACTTTTGTTTTCCCCACACAAATGTGCGTGTAACTTTGTTGGGTGCCATCGGCGCGCGGTACAACCTGAAATCAAACATGGCGCCACGGAAGCGTTCATCGGCGTCTTCGTACTGCGACGACACGCCTTCCCAATTGCTGCGCCCAATGTAATTTTGTGTCACATAGGATTTGAGCGCCATAAACCCGTCTTCTTCCTGGTATTTTTTGACGCCGTCGATGAAGACTTGCCACGTCGGACGGAAAGATGTTCCATCGGTTGTCGTGAGTGCCACGTGTGTCCATTTTTTGAGCGGAATTGCATCCAAGACTTTGATGCGCATTTTTCGCTGTTGGGTGTCCCAGATTTCAAACAACAGATTCGCAGTCGGTGGTGCCGTATCGCCCTCCAATTCATCTTCAGGATACGTGGAATCAACGGGTTCGGGTCCAGGGCATTCCCAAAAATCTACGTTCGCATCACTTGTGGCTTGGTAGAGTTGAGGCGATTGCTCGGGTGGTGCACGCGCTTGGCAAACTGCATTGGCAGCATCAGGACGCGAACGTAAGAATCCAAATCCAGCGCCCACATTATTCCCGCGTCCTTCAATTCCAAGCAAAACATTGTCTTTGCCAGCGCCATTGCCGAAATCAAATATGCGTGCATTATTTGTGAATTCGTCAAAATAGACCCAGACGCTGATAGCACGAAGTTGTCTCATTTCCACCTGGGAATCAAATTCAAGTCGCGGAGTCTCGCCAATTCGTAAATATTGTTCGGAGGCAGGTGGTTCACCTTCTAGTACAGCAGGCAGACGATTGAGTTCAAGTCCCTTTGTAATCGTTTTCTTGGGGGGCGTCTCTTCAACGGATGCTTCACCAGCAATGCGCAGCTGAGTGTTTTCAGCATAATCTACCATATCATCGAACCACCGGTACCAGACCATAATACCTTCATAAAACCAAAGCAGATCTGCAATTTCAGGTGGCGGTGAATTATCGGGGATTTCAATCGTCTGGAATCGCGTGATGCCAGCAAGAAGAGCCCGCGCCTCCCATTTATCATTGGGAGCCGGTGTGACTTTCAGGATTCGGCCATAATCGTCACGCCCGTCGCCGTTCACATCGCGAAAGTAATCGTCGCGACTGAACTTCATACCGGCGCGTGCTGATTCACTGCGATATACAAGGCTGTCAAGACCTTCTTGACCGGCAAGAGCGCAGGCAACTATGCGCGTTTCGGGGCTTCCGCGTTTCTCTACAACACGGCAAAAATCGCCTTTGTATCCTAATTTTTGAACATCAACATAGGCTTCTGCATAGCGAGGATTGCGAACCCAGCCATCGCCTTCTTCGACCTGACCCGGCGTGACATCATATCGGCGTGGGAAATATTTGTTGAAGAACTCGGGTACGACACCATCTGTGAATCCTTCGGATACAGCAACACCCTTGATCCATTCATAAAGAACGAGCAATACAAGGAGCGCAAGCGCTCCATAGATCAACATGTCTGTTGAAATCATACTCTTAAAATGCGTTGCGGTATTTTTCCCTTTCGCGAACCGAAGAACAGAATAACTATGGATCGCTTTGATTCTGACTTTTTAGAGGATCTAGAGTCTTTTGTAGGAAATACAGCAACAAAATTCAAGATTCCGGTTGAGTGGAATGCTTCGCGCGCTCATGCTCCCGAGCGTCACCTAGCGCTTGGGAAACAGATTGGCATTCCTATTGAAGCCATTGCATATCAACTCATGAATCACAACGACGCTTTTGAAAAAATTGGGCAAATGTTGCGCATTTATTTCACACGAGCGACCTTTCCTTCCTTCAAGAAAGAGCCCATAGTGGAAGAAGCGGAGCAAGTGTGGATGTTTGGATGGAATTGGTTCAGCAAATATTATGAATTGTTGCTGGACGTTGCGACACTGCGAAGTGATTTTTATAGGACAAAACATTCGTCGTTTCTAGCACTTCTAACAGATTTACTGGCGTTTGATCCTGCTGGAAGACCTTCCTTTTGCGAAGCGTTGGAACGCTGGTACCCGCAATCAGATCTTCTTAAAAAGGAAGACCAGAGCGAGGATGACGAAGATTCTGCGGCTGCTCCCGCCGCAACCGCCGTGTCCCAGCCGATTGTGAGTGAAGGCGGCGGGTTTTCTTCTGTTTCCGTGAAGCACGCTTCTTCGCTCCCCACTGGGAGCGAGAAGCGCCCCGCGTCGCAGACGACGGGACAGAGCTTTTCGCTCCCCACTGGGAGCGAGAAGCGCCGCCTTGTCCTAAGCGGATGGGGCGGTCCCTTGGCGCGCAATAGAACCCGCAAAAGTCGCGATAGTTGAGATCTGATCCTTGCCACCGGTAATCCCGTTCCGCGCCTTCGGGGTTGAAAATAGGACGCTTCAAGGCATCAAACCGCTTGACTTTATTGCTTCCGTCCTTGTGTGACCATTTTCCATCCGAATCTTGGCGGTAAAAGTGGTAGTCTTCGCCCTTGTGAGAAACCAAGGCAATTTTGCTTTTTCCAGCAGGACACTTGGAATAAAAGTCAGACTTCTCAATCTCGGGAACATCACTCATCATAAGTTTTTCAACTACAGGACAATCGCGACGCTCACGAGCGTTTAATGCATAACGATCTCCGTTCAAGGCACCGGGTTGGGGAAAAAACTCGCGGCATTCTTGATTCCCATTTTTCCGGCACTTTGATATCAACCCTGGATCACGAAAGTTCATCGCATAGGCGTAGCAATTCATGGATTTATAAATCGCAGGATCGTCCCATGTGGTAGGTTCCCAGGCAGGTTCATACCCATTTAAAGGTGCGCTAGGACAATTTTGATGATGTTCACAAAACAGACTACCTTCTTTCGGCAACGCGCCACAAATGTGACCCGTTGCCGGATTCACACACTGGCACCGCGGAGCCGGTTTTGGGGAGTCAGCACCTCCCCTTTGATACCGACGCGTAAAACGCATTCTTATTTAAGATTGCGAAATTCCTTTTGCTTAGTCAAGAGGGATGAATGCGCATACAACCAATCATATGCTTTCCAGAAATTGATAAAGAGGCTATCCTGTCCTTTGAGTGTAGTGACCGGTTCCTGTTTCCAAAGACCTATTTTGAAGGATTAGAGTTCGTACCCCACACACTTGTGAATATTGCGAATGTACGAAAACAGCAGATAATTGGGACGATTTTTGGAATTCACGAGTTTGATGATACAACGATCTATGTGCCAACTTGGTTGTTTTCTCAAATGGACGTTTGCGAGAATGTGTTTGTTGGATCCATGACGAAGAAAAAGTGTAGCATGATTCAAGTTAAGCCACATAACGATGCGTTTCGTCGCAATCCCGAATTTTTGAAACTTATTCAAATGGGGATGTCGCAGTACTTTTCGCTGACACAAAATACTCGAATTCCATTGAAAGTTGATGATCGCGTTGAGTATGTGACAATCGTGCTCATGTTTCCTGAACAAAACAAGACATGCTTTATTTACAATTCGGGAGGCGTTAGCATACAGATTATGGAATCGCTTGAAGTAGAAGAGGCTCCACCAGAGTATCTTTACAATACACGCACAAGCGCGGCACACACTCTTGTACCTTTCCCAGGTGCAGGTCGTGCTGTTGGGTGTCCTTCTCCTACGGCAAGTGCTGAGGTGCGAATGACTGCTCCAGCTGCAGCAGGAGCCGCGGCACGCATTCGGTATCGTATGGCAAAGATGCGAGAATACAGCCTTCGCAGACGTGCTCCTGCTTCTGCGCCTCGTTCAGTACCTGCCGTTGTTGCAGCAGCAACAACAGAAACGAATCCAAAAAACTGATATGAAATCATAATATCTTATATGAAAGTACCGCGAAATGAAATTAAACTCTTTGCTCTATTTGCAAACTCTATCCGAAGAGGATGTCCAAAAACATCAGTGTTCGGATCGACTTTGGCTTCCATACAAGATCTTTGAACGCTGGATGCTTCACTCTGATCCTGGAATCGTTGTGCTTCTCCAACTTACAAATGGCGTTGGGCAGCGTGTGATTGGAAATGTATATAGTGTCCATCATGTGGATGATACCACTATTTATGTACCTTCGTGGATGATGAATGTGCTAGAATATGATCACGATCATGTTGAATTGGAGCAGGTACATCCTCATCTTTGTACAGAGTTGACACTCAGTCCACACACGTCAGATCATTTACATGTTGAGGATCCGATTGAGCTACTACGAGATGCATTTGAGAATTATAGTTGCTTGATACGCGGGGAGTCATACAAACTCTGGTTGGGAGATCATATTATGGAAGTGACAATAGTTGCCGCGAAACCTGAAGAATCAGACACACTTTGTATTCGGAATTGCGAGATTAATCTACAACTTTTGCCGCCACTGGATATTCCAATTCCACTACCGCCACCGCCACCAACGACATTGGCAACGGCAACAGCAACAGCAGCAGCAATTCCCGTGATTCCTGTTGAGATCCCCAACCCCGTAGAGTTGCGTCGACGAATGGCAGAGGCGGCGCGCGCCCGTCTGTCTAAACCTACTAACGCGGATTAGAAGAAAATGGGCGGCGTACAGCGTCAAGGACCACCTTTTAAAACGCAAGAACAGGGGGCTTCCTGGCTCACACAGAAAGTAAAAATAGCCGCATCCGAACCTTTTTTCGCGGGAAAACTGGGAACAAGCGAATGCGAATTGCTGCTATTTCATTTGTCGTCGCGAAAGGATGCCGAAACACCATTAACCTATCCACTCCGTGTTCGCCAAAATATTTGTCTAAATGCCGGTGTTTTTCCAGACACAAACGCAGTGCTGGACGACTGGGCTAATCACATGCTGACAGAAGTGCTTCCCATCATGGATGGCGTAGCTGAATGGAATCCGATTTATCCGCTTCAAGAGAACCTGTTGCTAAACACGTTTTCGCCAATGAGTGCACGTTTTCCTGCTCGTTCTTTGGAACCCTATTACGAAGCAGACCTCAGACAACGTTGGACCCAAGAGATTGCCTATTCTTTTGCAGTCGTTAGCCCTTTTCATCAAAGCATTCAACGTCAATGGCCTTACAGGAATGCTGTTTGGAGTTCAGTGCGTCTTTGGTCTGATCTAACACCAGTGCCACACGTGATTCGCGCAGGCTACAATCCATATTTGAGTTATACAAGTAATTGGGATGATGCAACGGATTGGCGCACAGCAGTCGAAAGTGTTGTTGAGCAAGTGTGTGCTTCAGGCGCTCATCTTGTTATTCTAGGATGCGGCGCACTCAGCCTACCGATAGCAGCAGCATTGAAACGTCGAGGCGTTTCTGCTATTCATACAGGAGGCGCCACTCAGATTCTGTTTGGAGTTCAGGGTCGCAGATGGGATTCGCATTCCATTATTTCAGGATTCTATAATTCGGCATGGGTTCGCCCACTTCCATGTGAAACGCCTACAAATTCTGCAATGATTGAAGGGGGGTGTTATTGGTAATGTTTGGCCACAAATAAGAACCAGTATAACTAGTATGAACTGGAGTGGTCTAAACAAGAATCATGGTTGTTTTTTACAGACATCATGACTGAATATTTTTTTACAAATCGTTGGTTCGCTGATTCAGAAATAAAACAGAACTTTTCAGCACTGGCATCCATGTTGGGAACTCAGAATGTTCTGAATCTTCTTGAAATTGGATCATTTGAAGGTGCTTCATCCGTCTACTTCGCAGATCATTTGCTGTCCAATCCTGAATCAAGGCTAACGTGTGTGGATCCATTTGATTTGGGCGATAAAACAACGCCCTTGACGGGTAGCACTGAGTATATTTTTCTAAGTAATCTGGATAAGTGTAAATACAAGAATCAAATCAATTTCAAGAGAACTATAAGTGACGAGTTTTTTGCAGGACAGGACCAAGTTTTTGATTTCATTTATCTTGATGGGAGCCATGAACTGGATGCGATTCGCAAGGATTTTCACAATAGCCTAAATGTTTTGAAGCCGAACGGAATTCTTTGGATGGATGACTATGGCGCAAAACATGTTGGAATTGATAAATGTATTGATCAGCTCTATGAGGAAAACAAGACGCGCCTTCGCATCATTTATAAAGGCGGTTGGCAGATTGCCTTTCAGAAATCGTGAGGCGGCCAACCATAAAAAAATTGACACCTTGAGAGGTGTTGCTAGGACGAAGGCACCTAACGTTCTTCGTATCATCCAAACAAATCTTCCTTCAATACAAGAATGTCTGCTGCTCCTGCTGCTCCTTCTAGATGCTCAGTGCTTACTAAGAAGGGGGGCGGTCAGTGTAAAAATCATGGAAACTTCTTTGAGAACCTTTGTGGTATACACTTCAATATGAAACAGCGTTCGGATCCCGAGTACAGGGAACGGCTTCGCATTCATCAAGCGGCTCAAGAAGTTGAGCAGCGTGCCCTGACGGAGCGGTTGCGCGCCGAGTATCTGAATCGCGAGCGTATCGCCCATGAAGAGGCTGAGGCTCGGCGTGTAGCTCGTGCTGCAGAGGAGGCTGCGCGGGCAGCGGTTCTTCGCGCAGCCTCCAGAGCAAGGCGTGATACCGCTATTACCAATGCACATACGTTGAGTGTGTTTGAAATTGCGCGAATCTCCAAGAGAATCGGCATGATGTGGAATACATTGAATATTCCAGGCTGGGATATTATCCGTTCCTATTATGCACTTTATTACATGTCACCAGCGCATCCTGGATTTCCTGCTCTTATCCGCGCGGTTACCAAGTTTCGGTATCTTGACATTCATCCTGATCACGCTACATTTGCTGAAGTTCCTCAAGCAGAAAAGGATGCTGTATTCGAGGAAATTCGCGCAGCACTTTTGGCATATGGAACGGAGATTGACCTTACAAAAATTCCAGCAAACGATATGCTTATGGAGCATATCCAGCGCCGACGGGGTGTGGAGCGCGAGGCTGAACGCCAGCGTCGTTTGGCAGAGTTCGAGGCGCAGAATCGCGCGGCTCCCGTCGTGTTCCAACGCGATCCAGAGGGCGGCGTGAATCTACGAGCCTTCGCAACCGATACGCAGAATATTCATCGCAGCAGTGTTCAGGATGCCACACACAAGATGGTGGTTGCGATCATGACACGTCCTGCTCCTTCCCCTGAAGACCAGAACACACTAGAGGAGATCATTGCCATCTTCTCTCATGCTACCGCTGTCAAGTGGCGTGATGAACGTAGTCGTCAGGTCGCAATTACGGAGGTTACCAAGGATTACCACATTACAGAGGCGTTCAGCCTACGCTATGCGGCCGTATTGGATCGTGTGTGGGCATTCATTCGTATCCACGATTCTTCTAATGATATGACACAGCGTCTTGCAGAGGAGATTTGCGAGGGGTACCAGATGTGTTCCAACGGCAAGATGGCGCGACTTGTGAATGTGCTGCGTGGGTTCGATGAGACGCTGGAGTCCGAGGCGCCGCGTGAGGTGTTTCAGTTCCGCATGGCCGCGCTGCGCAAGGTTTCCAAGGATAAGCGTGAGGCAGCAGCAAAGGAACTCTTTATGGAGTTCAAGATTCCTGAGGCGGAACACGAGGTGTGGCTGGATGCGCTAATGGATGACGATAATCCGACTGAGGCTGCTGGTGCCGCAGGTGCTGCTGCAGGTGCG